CTCCGAAGCCTCCACATTCACCACCGACGCGAGCGCCACCACATCGACAGCGCGGTTTATTTGACCAGGTAGTAGCCCGTTCCCCTCCGCGCCGTAGGTTCGGCACGTTGCCGACACTTCGACAGACAGCTGGCCGGCAGGGATTACTACAAGTGAATCGGTCGCAAAGAATATTTTTCCGTCAGCAGTGGCGCGTGTTCCCTGCGGTATGGCTACGTTGCGCGTTATAGGCTCTTTTACGCTATATTTTAAGCGTGTTTTTGCGGGGAAGGCCTCCAGCCTGTACACGCCTAAAAGGGCCGCGAGCGCGTCTAAATATGCGCCGGTGGCGTACCGTAAAAAGTTTTGTTTCTGCGTCCAATCAATTACGTTGTTTTGCGCCGATATTATCGCCGCCAGCGTAGATAAAAGTAGGCGCACCGGATCGCCTGGGTAGAGTACGACGTTTTGTATACCCTCGTACACAGATACAACGGAAGATATAACCTCGGCGGCGTCCATGCTCGCGAGCTTATTTTGGCGCTCTACAATATCAGTCAGCTTCTCGATGAACGCCGTAGAATCGCCCTCGGCCTCCCCCCATAAACGCGTAAAAGTCGCCACCGCCTCGGCGCGGTCTATGTGGCCGAGAGCGAAAAGCGGCAGGTTATAGAACCTATCGGCATTGTCGTCTAATTTCACGAAACGAGGATCATTCATAGCAACACGTTCTCCTTTATTCTAAACTTCACCACCGGCACAATCACGCCGTTATTTAGATCGCTTTGGTCAAAGTTTATACTCACTACGTCGGCCCTCGGTTCGTATTTCTCTATTTGGTCAGTTACATCAATCATCAAGTTGGCCAAAACCATATTTTCAGGCTGGTCAATTATTGCCGAATCGATACCAAATTGCCGGTCGAGAAAAAGGCTTCCGCGCCACGTCGTAATGATGGTCTTAATACACTGGGCGATCTCTCGCCACCCGCCTNCCGCAATTTCAATCTCCGTCAGCGGCTTCCCTATAACTTCATATTCTTTAGATGTCATAGTTACCCCCTAATTATGCTTGCTACGCCGTCAGGCGTAATGGGTTGATCGTCTTTGCCCGTTCCCGGTAGCCTATCAGGGCCGCCCTTGCCGGTATCACCGCGTCGTAATTCGTCCTCCCGGAGCTTTTGCTCGGCCACTGTCGGCAACGATGATATATACTCACGCAACGACACTGTAATCTTCATATATGCCGGTCGGCCACCCGCCCAATGGGTTTCTTCCGCTTCTATGTTACGTACCGTCCAACGCTTATAGTTTTTTCCATTTATAAATAGCCGTTGCGGTTCGCCGCTCTCTATCATTTTTTCAAGAATTTCATACGTTGAGAGCGGGTCAAAACATACGGTACTGTGTAACGCAATTTCCATTTCTACATCTTTGAGGCTTCGCCCCGTAAATTCACTCACCGGAGGCCCGTTTATTATTTCGTGATCCACCCAACGCGCCGACGACTTCCGGTTAAGACCTTGGTACGTCCGTATATTCGTAATCCCCGTGCCTAAAAAATCACCTGCCGTAAGGAATACAATATTGCCGAGAATCCCCTGAAACGGCGTTAAGGCTAATAGTTTAGCCAGCGCTATTTCGGCGGCATTATCGGGGATTAGTTTAGTTATCATACTCATGTGATCTTCCCGTCAGTTAAAGCTCCTACCGCTCCGGCGACCGGGCCAGCGTAAGGAGCCAAGCCCGACGATCCGCCATTTACGGCTATTGTACTACTTGATACAACGGCATTATCTTGAATATGCGCCACTATTTCATCAGTAATAGCCATACAAAAGGCTTTTAGATTCAATAAATCGGTATCAGCATAATTAGTGAAGCCCATATCTGTCTTTAATCGACTATAGAGCGTGTTCCCTAAATCTGTTGCATTCATTGCCATAAATAGCCTCCTATGCTACAGTATTTCCGCTATGCGGTGCCCCTGTAAATAAACAGTTTGGCAAGCAAGTAAATGGCCCCATCGCGGGGGCTGCCGGTGTCTGTTTGTTCACCTTGTATATCGCCGTGGGCGACAACGTCATATTACCAGTCGAATTAATATCCATATTGCCGGTCGATTCTATTTTCATATTGCCGGTAGACTTCACCTCAATATTACCCGTAGCCTCCACCTTAATATTTTTCGACGTTTTGACCGTTATGTCGCCCGTGTTTTCTATCTTTATAAAATCCTTTACAGTTACATCTACAGTACCTTTTGCGCTCTCATTGTTCTCCACCGTAATAAGCACGTCGCCCTTTATGTTCTTTGTTACAAGGTGATTCTCTCGGTCATATTTTATCCGTGTCCCATCTTTGTACTTCGTGTAATAAATATCCTGCCCCTCCTCCGGCGGCGTATCTTTTTCGTTGTAGACTGCGCCCAACACAAAACCGGCTATCGGCCCGTTCCCCAAAAAAATACATAGAACAAGCTCTTCCAAATCTGGCATATAGTAGTGCTTATTGTCAAAAGTCTGCTGCTGAACGACTTGCAACCAATAGCTCACAAGTTCGTCATAGTCAGGAAATTTAACCCGCACCATGCACTTTTCGGGGTCAGTTTCTACCACTTCCCCAGTTCTGAAAACGTTGTTAAAATCCAAGTATCCCCCTCAATGATAAAGTTGAATTATAGCCGCCCGTTTTACTGTAATCATGTGTTATTTCTTCCAAATTCCATATAACATTGTCCCACCGCCCGAAGCCGGAAACGATTAAAGTCATCCCGCTGTACAAGTCCGGCCTCCCCATCATTGTCAGCGTTCCCCGTACCTGCCGCATATTCTTTTCACGCAGGGCGGCTTTGGCCACCTCCTCGGCCTCTCCGATGTCTTTGACTATTTGATTTATTTTCAATACTTGCCCTACTTCGGGATCAGGAATATCGCGCTCTTCCCTCTCATGGCCGTGCATATCTTTTATAATCCTATTTTTATTTCCTTTCACCGCTTCGGAATAAAAGATATACTCTACCATATCTTTCTTTTTAGGGTCATAGTATTTGACCTCGCAAGCGGCGTAAATATCCGAGCTATTAGCGTTGAACTCCCAAGATTGTACCGTATCATCAGAACGAAATATTACTTGTTCGGGCGTTTTATCGTCAGATTCTTCCCCTCTAAATATTATTATCCATTTATCGGTAATCTTAATCATCAATCCGGCGTAACTGCAAATATCCATAAGTAAAGACAGATCGCTTTGGCTTCTTTGCTCCCACCTATCCATTGTCGGGTTATATTCAGAGAACCACTTCAATTCAAAGCCATGTTTTGAGACTATTTCCTCGGCAATATCTTTTATTGATATGTTCTCCCACCCCTTTGTATTTTGTTGGCGGCGTATAGGGTGCGTGATCCCTACCGATATGGCCGATACCTGAAATATGCTCGGCGGCGACGAACTTGTTAAGTCGTCGATTTCAAACGCGCCGCAATCCCTCTCAAATTCATCGCCCTCGTTAAACCAATCAAACGCTTTAATTTTGGCCGCAAACTGTGCACCTCTATCAGGCCACCAACCTGTGCGCCATAGCTCGTCAACGTCCTGAAACGTAACGCTTAATTCGTCCATTTTGTCCGGCAAGGTACGGTCAACGTACCGGAAACTTTCGACAAACGGCGCGACATCGCGAGATATATCCTCGTTGTCATATTTCAATTCAAGTATCACTTCGCGTGATGTCATAGTATCACCTCGCCCACGGCGGTAATGGTGAGCTTTTTGCCCTGGCACTTGCCGGCAGTTGCGGTACAAATAAAGTCAGGCCGGCAGGTAAAAACAGTAGGAGCATATAGCCGGGGTTGGCTTGTAATAGCAAATGGCCGAGCTTGTCGCTTCCGTATATTCGGAGCGCGAGCATATCCCACGTATCGCCCTGCCGTGTTGTCGTTGTCCAAATCATGCCATAGCCACCCTTCTATTACTATGTTCGCGCTGATTGTACCATTGCTCAAAATCCTTTCGGGCATTGGCTAAGGCTTCGTTCACCGCCGCCTTTATTGCTGCCGGATCGCCGCCACCTGATACATTTATGGTTGGCGAAAAACTAACCGGGCCGCCGCCAAGATTATTTGTATTGTTTGTATTGTTCGTGGTATTTGTTACATTCTTTGAACCACGTAATTCATCTAAAAGCGACGGTTTAGATTGTTGTTTCGCAATAAGCTCCGACCTATCCCGCGTTCTCCGCATTGAAGCCGAATCCTCATTAAAATCTAAAAATTTGGCCTTAAATGCTTGTACCGGCTTGGATTCCCCGATCCGCGACGCCACCTCCTTTACCGCTTGTACCGGCTTGGAGGCCTCCTTGGGCGGCATA